AAAGCCCTTGATTCAAAGGCCATGATTGTGTTTGCAGAAAGTTTAATGTATTCATTAAATTTTCGCCGGTATCTAAATTTCGTTCAGCAAGAACTTGTAGCTCGGCATAGCTACAATCACGTTCAGGATGACGAAACACTGCTATATCATGGTTGGTTAGATACTGTGACACTAGGTAATGCGGATCTATTTTAACTTCGCAATGAGCATCATGCCAAACATAATAGTCATAGCCCGGTAACAATAACCATGCCAGAGCTTTGGCTAGTTTGGCATTGCGTCGATCACTGTATTCCCTGTCAGTACTGAATTCAGGCAAGGCATGTAAACGCCATGTCTGTACCGGAAAATGCTTGTTTGTAAACGCATGGTACTCAACATTGGCAAATGCCACATCGGGGTCACGTATGGTAGCAGTGCCTAGGCCAGATAAACTGGTTATAACTGCTATGGTCATTCTTTAGTTTTAGTGTCTGATTCTAGGTATTGTTTGAGTACTCGCATGGCTTTACGACTGGTGTCGTAAACATACTCATGAGTTTCTTCTTCGGTGGTTACTACCAAAATGAAACCATTGGCAGCGCGGCGGATTTCGATTGATTCAAACATGATTGATATCCTGATGTAGTTGACGTAGGCTTAGTTTAACTAAAAACTAAGGCAAAGTCAACGAATATGAACTATTTAACGGCGCTGTCTTGGCGCAGAGATGTTTTTACGAGGCGCAGGTTCAGCAGTGCCAGGTGGACGAATCGAAGTGCGTTTACCGGTTACTATCCCAGGAGCTGCCACTGGTTCAGCTGGTTCTTGATCTGGAATATCTACTCCGCCCTTAGGGCCAGTGAATTCAACGCCAGCCTTGGTTGGAACAATTTCCATTTGTGGATATGGTAAACGTACATCGTTGATGCTGGTAATGTATATGGTTTTACTATGAAAACGCATGCCGGTAGCAGCTAGATCTCGAGCATCTTTAAACATGACCATGAGTGTAGGTGTATGTGCTAGACTGATGTACAGCACACCTTCATCATTCTTTTTACTCATGTAATAATTAAAACTGGCTTCAGAGTATTCTTTTAAGGCATTGTTTAAGTTGCCCGATTCAATGCTGTTAATTATGGGTTCAACATCCATGCCCGAAAAGATTCTACCAATGACTTCTCTAACCAATTTGATATAAGCTGTACGTTCTTTGGGAGCGAGATTCTGCGCCATTTGAACTGCTTGGCTCATGCTTACACCACTTTTAGGTAAGTTTATGCCTTGGTTCTTGAAAAAAGCATTGAGATTTCTAGCAGCCATTTCAAAACCTTCACCAGGACGAACTTCTTGATCGGTAAAACGACCAGCACCACCATCAGTGGTTTTGACTTCAATGGGTATACCCTTGATGACCAAGTCACCTTTTTCTGGTTTGTTAATCTGACGACTTAGCACACTAAGACCGAATTCACCTTTGCCTTGCCCTAGCGCAGCAATGCTCATTACATCGTCAACTAACTCTTTAATGGCAGGATTAGATTTGTAATTGGTAATAACATCAGCAATGGTTTTTTGACCCTTTTTCAGCAGTACACTATGATTAACTAACCGGTCTGTTTTCCAAAGTTCAAATAACTCATCACGCTGCTGCGGTGTCATATCTATACTGAGAATATATCGGGCTAGTTCTTTTTGTGCTGCTCGCACAGTTGGGTCATCGATTGACTGTAATTGCCCATTGATAATTCCGGCTTTGCCGCCGGCATTAACGTTTTTTAGTAGATCTTCGATTTCAGCTAGAGCTTTTTTAGTCACATCATCATCGGGCAACTGCTTGATTTTGGTAGCAATGACCTGCTTGATACGCTCAAGCTCAGCAACATTAACCTTTTCGGTTACAATGTTAAGATATTCTCGTATGGTACGCATAATGTATTATTTAGTGCGTAGACCGTCGATTAAGTCATTATGTAGTTTACTTTTAACTTTGAGATATTCCAGTTCAAATTGGTCACAAGCAGTTTCTAAAATGTTAGTTCGGTATTCTGCGTATAGCCCAAGTCTTATGATATTAGCCAAACCATTCAGAGTGTCTTTATGTTCTTGAATATCGACCACGTTAATACAGCTACGGCTGGTCTTTATAGCATCCCATAAATTAAGTAATTCCTGTGCTCGATGTTCGGTTTGAGTCACACTGAGTAGTCTTCCATGCCAGCGGTCTTTAGCCTAACTAAATGCCCCTGCATGAAGTTTTTGCTTTCAAGACCTTTGAGTATACCTAGGTATTTATTTCTAAGCAAGGCCACTTCATTTATGATTGTTTCGTAATCAACTACTTCACTTTCACCTTCTACATATTTTTCAGCATCTCTGCTACTCAAAGCACGATTGTAGTTTTCTAAATACTTAACAAACCATTTACGTCTAATTTTACGTAACTGAATATTAAGATAATTTAGCACAGCTTCAATCTCTTGTAGTTGATTAAAGCGATGCTCGGTGATACCCGGCAGTTGGCTAATACTTCGTTCTACACTGCCACGGATTTGACATTCCATTTTAGCAGCCAGTAATTCGTTTTCATAATAGGCAATAAAATCAGGAATGTTACTGATATCCTGTACTACTCGATTGTACCACATTATTCGTCATAATCTTGGTCATATTCCTCATCATCGTCGGTGCCGGCATATTCTTTAAAAGCACGACCCAACGCCGAATCTGTGCGCCCAAACTCTTTGAGCTCGGCGTCATCTAGATAGTCTACCATGATACTCATAATATTATCGGCAGCTTCTTGCCGATCCTTTTGTGGTATGTACTGCTTCAATATCGAGTACGCTTCACTTAATACTTCAACATCGATGGTCATTTGTTCTTCCTACATTTGAATGCTTGAGACAAACGTAACATAAGATCGTGGTACTTGTCAACATCACGTTTAGTCTCAATTTGCTCTTTTACTTCTTTGAGATTCAATTCTAAAAGTTCTATATACCTTAGTAATCGGTCAATTCTAGATTCAATATCTCGGTGCTTGTCTGGCATTATTCAACATCGGCGGTGACCTCCGAAGACTCCTGTTTATTAACCTGGTGTGGATTAGCCACAAAATCGGCCATAACCCTGTCCAGACTCGAATCCTCATTGCGCTCCCAAGCCTTACGGAATTGCTTAATTGATGTTCCGTCAGCCAATGTGTATTTAAGACTATTGCCATCTTTTTGTAGTAATCCTTTCCCTTCAAACAAATCAACTAGGCCCGAATATGGGCTCATTCCTGTACTATACGGAATTTTAACCTGTACTGACTCAAACGGCTTGGCATAGCGTGTTTTCATGATCTTACAAGCACTACGAATGCCTTTGACTTCTGAGATCTTGTTGCCGTCTTCATCTTCTTTAAGTTTGAGCTTTTTCATTGCCACTACAATACTGCTGGCATAGATAAAGCCTTGTCCACCTGAGATCTTGTCATCTGGGTCAAACATGTCTTGGCTGGCATAGGTATGGTTAGTGGCTACTAGGCCAATATTCAATGACCCAAACATGTTCACACAGTTACGAACCAGTGCTGTAAGTGCTTTGGGTTTACGACCTAGGTCACCTTTGAGATCACCAGCATCAAACTGATTAACATCAGTGGGCGTCAACAACATACCCAAACTGTCTAACACAAATAACACTTTGGGTCTCGACTCTTCGGGAATGGTCTTGTATTCTTTAACAAACTCTGAAATCATTTTGGCCACATCATCAATCATGGCCATATTCAATTTCAGTAGCTTGCCTTCACTGGTGTCCACACCTAGTGCCTTGAGCCAGTCTTCATCTAAGGCATTTTCTGTGTCAATTAAGATAGGATAGATATCCGCTTGCTGTGCGTGTCTAATTAGATTACCCGAACAGATAAAACTCTTACCTGCGCCAGATTCGCCGGCAAATACCGTTACTTTACCAAGAGGCACTCCCCTGTCAAAAGCACCTGAAATTAGGTAGTTTAAGGCGTAATTTCCGGTGGAAATCCAGTCTGTAGGGTCGTTAAATCCAATGCTAACGCCTTCAATGCTCTTAGTTATGCTTTTACGAAATTTTGAAAGGTCAAACGGTTTTGCCATTATTTGACTCCTTTAGGATATTCTCGAGGTTGGACTACAATTTCAGTCCTACCAATAGCTTGTAGCCAAGTATTCAGTCTGTGGATGACAGTGCTGTCATCACGTGGGTTATCAAAGTTTATGTTACAGTCCATGACTGTGTCTCCGGTACCGTCTTCGCGGCTGGAGAAATTTAGAGAATAGTTCTCATTAATCTTTTGAGATTTTGCCATAACGGGCTCCTAGTAGATGGGTGGGACGGGTTTCCCCGTCCCCGGAACATTACTGCTTTTGACGATTACGAATCATCGCCAAAATATCTTCTGCTCGTTGGCTAGAAGGTTTTGCTTCAGAGGCCGCAGGAACCTTTACTGGGGCAGTGGGTGCCACATCCTCCTCAACATCATCAACGACCTCTACAGAGGCCTGGGCCGGGGCGGCAGTTGATGTTGGTGCGGAATCAGCCACAGCAGGGCCTACATCTAATCCGGGAGGTTTATAATATTGACCCCAACGCTGTGCGTCATATTCCTGGCCATCTACACTGGCTTCAAACATCTCTTTGATAATTCGCAATTCAACTTCGCCAGGCTTCTTGGGCAAGAATTCTGACAAGTTAAACAGGCCATACTTCTCGATAGCTGCTATGTCATCGGCCGACAGCGACGTCTCCCGACGTGCCCATTTACTAGTGCTGTAATCAGCATAACCACCTTTGCTGGTTTTACTTACAGTAAAATCCAGACCATTCTCATAGTCAGTTGGCAAATTTTCCAACTCAGGATCCATCAAACTACCTTTGATAAGATTGAAAATCTGCGGACTAATAATGAATCTGCGAATGGGATTTTCTGGTGTTCTATCTTCTTTCAGCGGATTTTCGCGCACAAACCCTTGAAACAAGTATGACTTTTTCTTCCAATATTTACGACCCTGGTCTTCTAAACTGGGATCCTTGAACCATGTACGTACTTCGGCCAAGATTGGGCAGGGTGTATCCTTACCATACATTTCCATACAAGGAACTTGTACAATAACTGGACGGCTGTCTGCTTGACCCTTGATACCAGCAAACGGTAACTTGATCATAGCACGTTCAACCCAAAAGAAAGTGTTTTTGGCGTCGCCGTCGGGTAGGAATCTTACTTTGGCGCTGGTACCTTCTTCGATATTCCAGTGTGGGTAAATCCCACCGTCGCCATTTGTGCTTGAACCGGTTGAGCCACGGTTCTCGGCTGCTGCTAGTCTTGCGCGAATTTCTGCTAATGTGGTTGCCATGATGAATTTTCCTTTATAATTAAGATGGTCTTACAAAAGTGCCTAGATATACTATACACAAGGTACAGTATAACATTAGTATTTAGCTTGTCAATACAAAAAGTAAGAAAAATCTTACCGTTATAATCTAGGTGTATATTTAGATTAAACCAGCCAAACGACGTAGTCGTTCCATGCTTTCTTTGGTAGCGGCAGGATTTACAGTGGTTTGATTAATCGGGGCAGCATTAGCCTGTACCGGAATCAAACTGGTATATTCAGGATAGTTATCCTCTAACCATGAATCTATAACTTCACGCATGTCAGCATCAGCACCTTGTGTCTGGGCTGCTTGACTAATTAGATCCATGAGTTCTTCGTTGTTGACCACGGCACCGACCGCAGCACGAGCATCAAGTCCATCTGGACCAGCCTTGATTGGTTTGCTCATTAGGTCGCTGAGCTTGGCCGAGTCTAACTCTGATTCTTCTAGATTTTCGGTCCAAGACTCAAATTCGTCAACAAACTTGGTTTCACCAACTTGACGATTCTGATAAGCTCTATACACATATGGCAGTGCCGCAGTGAGCCTGTCGTCGATCATTTTTTTGACAAATCTTTCTTTTAGCTCGTCTATATCGTAACCATCTTCAGCAGCAGCTTCAGGCATAAAGTTTTCGGCAAACTGTTGATAATTGCGTGTACGTCCTAGGCGACCAAGATCGGAACGTAGTTGATGATATCGCTCTACCGCACTGGTGACCATACCAGTGGTTTCAACATCTTCAAATTGACGATGCTTGGTACTGCGTACAAAAAAGGCCAAGTTGGTCATTTCTTCTGCCATTTCTTGTATATGCTGTCCAGCTTCATCATAGATCTTACCACCATGTGCTATATGTTGGGCCATGGCACGACCCAAACTCAATCTATTATGCGGCATACGAAAACGCTCACCTTGATCAGTCTCAACAAAGATAGCATCAATCTTGCGACTACGTGACCTAGGATCTTCTTCGTTTACTGCTTCGCTGTGACGCACAATTAATCTTGTAGTACCAAAATCCTGTATACTGGTGCGTGTTGTTCCTGACCATTGTATGCTTTCGGCAATAGGAGCGTCTTTGGTTTTGTAACTGCTTTGCTGTGAGACAGCTTGGTCAATATCTCTGCGGGTTAAATTACTTCGACTGATATCTCGTATGTCAAAACTGATCATGTTACGCTTGGCAAACTTACGCATGCCTCGTAAAAACTGTTCCCATTCTTGTTCTTGCTCGGGCGTGAATGCCACAGCAATGCCTTTACTAAAAGTCATTTTTAAGGTACGCCCATCAACTATACTAATAGTTAACTCGCCGTGATCTGTACCGTCACTGCTTTGATAGGTAAAATTAAAAAAACGTGCTTGAGCAGGATCCCCGGTGCTTTTACCAGTTTCATCTCCTGTGCTAATTGGTTCAAACCTACTGCGAATTTTATTAAATAGGTCGTCGGCAATGCGTTCAATGTTTTTCATAATATAGTATTTAGCTGACCATGATAAAAGGCATAGGAGCTATCATGTCGTCAATGCTGTCTTTGAGTTGGTTGTCAATAGCAGGATCAAAGCTCTGGAGTACCTGTGTCATACGTATGGCCAGCATCATGCTGAGTACCAGATCATCGGTTTCTCCAGGCTTGGCTTTGAAACTACCCGCCAGGGCTACGAAATTTTTAAGCTCACTGATAAGATTTCGACTGTTAATGGTTAAACGTCCTGTTTCAATCATGCTTTTAAACTTAGCACACACAGCTAACTTGCTTTTTTGTGTGGTAGTAAAGCCTTTGCGAAATCTACGTGTTTGTCCTACTCTAGCAGGTTCACTTAAAAACATGCCTTTG